ATCGGTGGTAATCTTACAGTCACAGGTAACGCTACTATCTCCGGTAACCTTACATTTGGTGATGCAGACACTGACAGCATTAACTTAGCTGCAGAGATTGATTCAAATGTTATACCAAACACAGATAACACTTATGACTTAGGAAGCTCTTCAAAAGAGTGGAAAGATATTTACATTGACGGTACAGCTTACTTAGATGCTATTAATTTTAATGGTACTGCTATTACCTCTACTGCTGCTGAACTAAATATATTAGATGGAGTAACATCCACAGCAGCCGAACTAAATATTCTTGATGGGGTCACTGCTACTGCTGCTGAAATTAATACTCTTGATGGTATTACTTCAACAGTTGCAGAACTCAACATTCTTGATGGTGTTACATCAACTGCAGCAGAGTTAAATCTTTTAGATGGCAAAGCTTTTCTTGATGAAGATGATATGTCTTCAGACAGTGCTACAGGTATTGCATCCCAACAATCTATCAAGGCTTATGTAGACTCTCAGGTGACCGCACAGGACTTAGATTTTCAAGGAGATAGTGGAGGTGCACTTTCAATTGACCTCGACTCAGAAGCTCTCACAATCGCTGGTGGAACAGGTTTAGATACAGTAGGTTCAGGTAACACTGTAACAGTTAATATAGACTCTACAGTTGCTACACTGACAGGCTCTCAAACCTTAACAAACAAAACACTTACAAGCCCTGTAATCAATACAAGCGTATCAGGTACTGCAATATTAGATGAAGATAATATGGCTTCTGATTCAGCTACACAATTAGCTACCCAGCAGTCTATTAAAGCTTATGTAGATTCTCAAGTTACTGCTCAAGATTTAGATTTAACAACAGACAGTGGCACGATAGCCATAGACCTTGATAGTGAAACTTTAACAATCGGTGGTACATCTAACGAGATTGAAACTTCTGCTACAGGTAACGCAGTTACAATAGGTATTCCAGCAGCAGCAGAGATTACAACATCTTTAGGTATTGGTGGTGGTTCAACTAACGGTGTACAAATATCACAAGGTGCTATATCAATTAAAAATGGTGGCACACAATCATACATAGATTTTTATTGTGAATCAGCTAATGCTCATTATGCAAGATTACAAGCACCAGCACACGGTAGCTTTAGTGGTAACCCAACTTTAACTTTACCAGCTACAGCAGGAACTCTAGTAGGTTCAGGCGATAGTGGTACAGTAACGAATACAATGTTAGCAGGAAGTATTGCTAACAGTAAACTTTCAAACTCTACAGTTTCATACGGTGGTATAAGTTTAGCACTAGGTGCTTCAGATACTACACCAGCCTTTGACCTTACTGATGCAACGAATTACCCGACAAGTTCTTTAACAGGAACTATAACTAATGCTCAGTTAGCAGGTTCAATTGCAAATGCAAAACTTGCAAACTCAAGTATTACAGTTTCTGCAGTAACAAGTTCAACAGCTATAGCTCTTGGAGGAACTATAACATTTGCTGGAACTTCTAACGAGGTTGATGTTTCTGAAAGTTCAGGTACAATTACTTATGGTTTACCAAGCGATGTAACCATTACCAATGATTTAACAGTCTCTAATGACTTAGTAGTTTCAGGAAACTTAACAGTTACAGGTACGACTACACAAACTGGTCCTATTGTATCTGACGATAACTTTACAGGGCTTACCAATGGTAACACAGGTAACGCTACAGACTTTGGACTTTATGGTAAATATGTAGAGTCAAGCACAACTAAATATGCTGGTCTATTCTATGATGCATCAACAGATAATACATTTAGATTATTTGCTGATACGCAAACAGAACCAGCTACTACGGTCAACACAGGTGCTACAGGTTATGCTGCTGCAGATTTAATTATTGCAGGACTTACAGCTTCTAGTGGTACAATCTCTGGAGACCTTACAGTCGATACAAACACTTTAAAAGTTGATTCAACTAATAATCGTGTAGGTATTCTAAATGCTTCTCCAGATGTTTCATTAGACGTTGGAAGTGCTACAGATGCGATACACGTACCAAGTGGTACAACAGCTCAAAGACCTACAGGTGCTAACGGTTACTTTAGATATAACACAACCGATGCTCAGTTTGAAGGTTACGCTGATGGTGAATGGGGAGCTATTGCAGGTAGTGGTGGAGCTGGTTCAGCTATGGAACCTCAAATCTTTGCAGGTGATGGTAGTGATACAACCTTTACACTTACAACAGCACCAACAAGTGAAAACAATTTATTAGTATTTATTGATGGTGGCTTCCAAGCACAAGACAGTTACAGTGTTTCAGGAACTACTTTAACGTTCTCTGAAGCTCCTGCAAACGGTAGAGTCATTACAGTTTATCACATTAGAAGTAGCATTAGTGGTTCTAATATGATTGTTGACACTATGACAGGTGATAACAGTGATACAACTTTAACACTGTCTGTAGCTCCTGTAAGTGAGAACAACGTACAAGTATATTTTGATGGAGTTTATCAGAGCAAGGCTAACTATAGTACTTCTGGAACTACATTAACATTCTCTACAGCCCCTGCAACCGGTGTAGCTGTAGAAGCTATTTCATATACACAAACAAGTATTAATGCTCCAACCAATGATTCAGTAGCCACTGCTACACTTCAAGATGATGCAGTAACAAGTGATAAACTTGCAAGTAGCATATCTGTTTCAGGTTCAGCTAGGATTGCACAAGTTGCATTAACTTCTAGCTCTAATGCAATTGCATGGGACTCTACAGCAGCAGCTAACGCTTATCACGTCACTACAGAAAACACTACATTCTCAGCACCAAGTAACGCTGTAGAAGGTGCTATAATCTCTGTAGAACTTGCACAAGGTGCTACACCAAGAACAATTGCTTGGAACACAGTATTTGAATTTGCAGCTAGTACAGCTCCTACGGTGACTGCTACAGCTAACAAGACAGACATTTTTAGTTTCCGTTACAACGGTTCAGTCTGGCAAGAAATCGGAAGAGTACAGAACTTAGCACAAACTTAATAATTTATGGAAGTATTACAACGCACAGCTAATCGTGGAAGCATATCTACTGGGTATGATATTGATAACTCTGTAAAACTTGAGCCTGATAATACTGAATATTTAAGCAGAACTATAGGCTCTACAAGTAATAGAAAAACATTTACTGTTAGTTGTTGGTTTAAAAGAACTGAACTAAAAGCTGGTGCAGCCGATGCTAACGGACATAATTTGTTTTTTAGTGGAGTTGATAGCACTAACATGGTTAGTATGCAGTTTCATACATGGCAAGACACCAACGCAGATAAATTAGAATTTAGAGTTGTTGGTTCAACCAATAATTACACTTCAAGAAGATTTAGAGACACTTCTGCTTGGTATCATATTGTTTTAGCTGTAGATACAACTCAAGCAACTGAATCTAATAGATGGAAGTTGTATGTTAATGGTGTACAAGAAACAGCTTTTGATGCCACAAGCTACCCATCGCAAAACGCAGATACAGTAAATAATGTACAAAATAATGTTATGCGAATTGGTACTAAACCTTACGCTGGAAATGAGTTTGGTTATTTTGCAGGATATATAGCAGACTATTATCACATAGATGGAGAAGCACTAGCACCAACAGACTTTGGTGAATTTGATGAAGATAGTGGCATATGGAAACCCAAAGCTTACACAGGTTCTTTTGGTACTAATGGTTGGTATTTAGACTTTGTAGATGGTGCAAACTTAGGTGATGATGAAAGTGGTAACGGAAATGACTTCACAGAAAACAACATCACAGCAGCCGACCAAGCTACAGATACTCCGACTAATAATTTTTGTACGATGAATCCAGTTATGTTGACCGCAGCTAATACTGTTATCTCTCAAGGTGCGACAAGTTTGTTTTCTACTGGTGCTTCTGGTAATACTGTTGTAGGAACGATAGGTGTTAGTAGAGGTAAATGGTACTGGGAGTTTAAACACATTGGTACTGGTGGAACAGCATATTGGTCTGCCATAGGCTACACTAGCTCTGAATCTACTGATTCAACCCAAACAGCAGGAGGTGGCTCTGGTTATCCTTCTAAAGTTGCCCTTTTACCGAATGGCGGTACATTTGTTAATGGTTCTATTATAAGCGGTAAATTTAATACCTTTTCAGTAAATGACATAGCAGGTGTAGCTTTAGATATGGACAATGGAGATATGTATCTTTATAAAAACGGAACAATCCAAAATAGTGGCAACCCAATTTTTACAAGTATCGGTGATTTTGCTATGCCTGTTGGTAGCGTTTATTTAAATGGCTGTGGTGGTTATTTTAACTTTGGTGGCTTTACATCATACACACCAGCAAGTGCAGCAACAGACGAAAACGGATATGGAACATTCGAGTATGCTCCACCATCTGGATACTATGCACTATGTGGTAAAAACTTAGCAGAATATGGAGGAACATCCTAATGGGTAAATACACAGCAATAGACGACCCATCTGCATATTTTCAGGTTGCTACTTATACTGGTAATGGGTCTACTCAATCTATAACCAATGATGGTAACAGCGATATGCAACCTGATTGGGTGTGGATAAAATCAAGAAGCAATGCAAGTTGGCACTCCTTACAAGATTCATCAAGAGGAGCAACAAAAACTTTATTTACAAATACAACTAATGCTGAAATAACTTACACAGATGCACAGACTTCATTTGATAGTGATGGATTTAGTTTAGGTGCTGATGCTAGTGGTGGTAGTGTAAATGTAAGTAGTAGGACTTATGTAGCTTGGCAATGGAAAGCCAATGGTGGTACGACAGCTAGTAATACAGATGGAGATGTAACAACAACAGTTCAAGCCAATCAAGATGCAGGGTTTAGTATTGTTACTTATACTGCTCCTAGTAGTTCAGGTAATTTTACAGCAGGGCATGGGTTGGGAGTTAAACCTGCTATGGTGATAACAAAATCAAGAAGTGCTACAGGTGGTTGGTGGATTTGGCATAAAGACTTAGGACAACCAAATTATTATATAGGATTACATTCTAATGGTGCACAAGCCTTTGAAGCAAATATGTGGGGAGCAGGTTTTGACACAAGCACTATTGGATTAAATGTTGCGGCATCAGGACAAGCAAGTCAAACCTATGTAGCCTACTGCTTCGCAGAAAAACAAGGCTTCAGCAAGTTTGGTAGTTATGTCGGTAATGGCAACTCTAATGGTCCGTTCATCTATACAGGCTTTAAACCTGCTTTTGTAATAGTTAAAAGAATTGATTCTACAGGAGATTGGGTTATGTATGACAGTAAAAGAAATCCATCTAATGTAGTAGACAAATATTTAATGCCCCATAATGCTAATGCAGAAGCCACAGCTTCATCAGAACTCATAGACTTTTTATCTAATGGTTTTAAAGTTAGAGGAACATGGAATGGTTTTAACGCATCAGGTGGAAGTATCATCTACATGGCATTTGCAGAAAATCCATTCGTAACATCAACAGGAATTATGGGCACAGCCCGATAGTAGGAGAACTATAAATATGGCAACAACTAAAATACCGGTAGAACTACTACCAATCGCAGAAGCAACATTAACTGATGGTGCTACCATAGCTTGGGATGTTTCTACAAGCCCTGTAGCCAAAGTAACTCTTGCTGGTAACAGAACTTTAGCAGCTCCAACAAACGCTATAGCCAATGGACAATACATAGCTTTACTAGTTATACAAGACGGTACAGGCTCTAGAACACTTGCATGGAACGCTGTCTATGAATTTAAAGACGACACAGCACCTACACTAACTACTACCGCTTCTAAAGGTGATTTGTTTACATTTAGATACAATGGTTCTAAGTGGTTAGAAGTAGGTAGGAATCAAAACTTAACACTAAGCTAATATGGCAGATATTAATCTAGGAGTCGGTGGAGCTAACTCAGCTACGGGTGGGTATGAGATTGATAACTCTTGTAAGTTTGAAGCTGATAATGTTGAAAAAATGACTCATACTTATGACTCAGCACCTACAAGCCAAAAGAAAGGAACTATTAGTATGTGGTTCAAAAGAACTGAAATAGGCTCAAATATTGGACTTTTTCAGTTTGGAGATGATGCTTCAGGAAATTATTTATCACTTCGTTGGGGTAGAGATATATATGGTTCATTAGAAACATATGGAATGCGACTTGGAGGAACTAATTTTAGTGTAGGAAATAGTTATGGAGCAATTAGAGATACTTCAGCTTGGTATCATGTGGTAATAGCTATAGACACAACTCAAGCTACTTCAACAAATAGATTTAAAGTTTACAGAAATGGAGTAGAGCCGGGATGGTCAACTGACAACACATCTAACATTACACAAAATGCAGATTTGGCTATTGGTGAAAATGGCAAAGATATAATGATAGGCGAAGGTGTTTATAGATACAATGGATATATAGCAGAAGTACATTATGTTGATGGGCAACAACTAACATCAGCAGACTTTGGTGAATACGACGATGATAGTGGTATATGGAAACCTAAAGCTTATACAGGCACTTATGGTAATAATGGATTTTATTTAGATTTTAGCAATGCTTCAAACTTAGGTGAAGACCAAAGCGGTAATAACCACGACTTTACCCTAAACAACATCACATCCGCAAACCAAGCAACTGACACACCTACTAATAATTTTGCTATACCTAATGTTATAGGCAATACAAGAGCCAATGCTTTTACATATGTAGAAGGTGCAACTAGAATTTCACATCAAGGTGGTAACGATTGGAACAGTTGGGCTAATACAATAGCAGTGGGTAGTGGTAAGTGGTATGCAGAATTTAAAATTATTGGTGCAGGTAATCACTTTGTAGGCGTTGGTTCTGAAGACTACTATTTTATAGGTGCTGGAAATGGAACTGGATTTCCTGAAATTTATTATGGGTATTCAGGCACTAATTCAGTTGGTTTGTATAGTGCCAATGGAAACATTTACAATAATGGAACAATAGTAGTTATAGGAACTACTTTTACCAATAATGATATTATAAGCGTAGCTTTAGATACCGATAATGGTAAAGTTTATTTTGCAAAAAACGGAACATATATAAACTCACAAAACCCAGTAACAGGAACTAATGCACAAAACCTTCCTGATACTGAAGCTAGATATTTTATAGGCACAAGCGAGTATGGGTCTAATATTGGTGCTGACTGCAATTTTGGTGGGTATACAGCAGGAACAATATCTTCAGCAGCAACAGACGCCAATGGCTACGGAACTTTTGAATATGCACCCCCATCAGGCTACTACGCCTTATGCACTAAAAATTTAGCGGAGTACGGATAATATGGCTTATACAAATATAGACGACCCATCTGCACATTTTCAGACTTTGTTATGGACTGGTAATGATGTTGATGGTAGAGCATTAACAAATGATGGTAATAGTGATTTACAGCCTGATTTAGTTTGGTTGAAAAATAGAAATGTTGGATACAATCACTTTTTACAAGATTCCTCACGAGGAACTTCAGTATATTTATCTTCAAATACAACTACAGGAGATACAACTTGGACAAACTTGGTAGAGTCTTTTGACACCAATGGTTTTACTGTTGGAGATGATGGCTCACAAGTACCCAACCATACTGGAAATACTTTTGTTGGATGGCAATGGAAAGCGAATGGTGGTACGACCTCAAGCAATACGGATGGTTCTATAACTTCTACAGTACAAGCCAATCAAGATGCTGGATTTAGTATTGTTACTTTTACTTCAGCACCTAGTTCAGGCACAGGAATTTTTTCAGTAGGACATGGATTAGGACAAATACCTGCAATGGTTATTACAAAAAGCAGAGACAGTACAAGTAACTGGTGGACTTGGCATAAAGGTTTAACTGGTGGTAGCAGCAATACCAGTTATATTGTTGCCTTAGAAAGAATTAGTATTGAAGCAAGTTACTCAAATGCTTGGGGTGCAGGTATGACATCTTCAGTCTTTGGAATGCAATCAGGTAATACAGCACTTGCTAGTACAGATTATCTAGCCTACTGCTTCGCAGAAAAACAAGGCTACAGCAAGTTTGGCAGTTATGTCGGCAATGGAAATGACAATGGTCCGTTTGTCTATACAGGATTTAAACCTGCTTTTGTGATGGTTAAAAATGCAAATGCAACTAAAAATTGGTATATGTGGGATAACAAAAGGAATCCATACAATGTTGTCAACAATGGATTAAATGCCAATACAACCAATGCAACACAAGGAACAGCTTATGACTCATTAGATTTTTTATCTAATGGCTTCAAAATACGAGACTATGCAGACGGAACATGGAACGGAAGCGGAAATACAATAATCTACATGGCATTTGCAGAAAATCCTTTTACGACATCAACAGGTGTCCCGTGTACAGCACGTTAAACATTTAACTAACCACTTTATTATAGGAGAAAAATTATGTGGGCATTAGTAGAATCGGGAAGTGTAACCCAAATTTACACAAGACCCAAAGCTATAACAGTGGGAGAAGTTAACTATCCTGCTAATATCTTTATGCTTTGGTCAGCTTCTGAACTAGAAGCTATGGGGATTTATGAGGTCGTTATCGACAACACAAATCTAAAAAGTAACGAGTATTATATTAATACTAATCAAAGCTTTGACTTTGCAGACGGTGTGGTAACAGCTTCATACGGTGTGGCAACTGCTAAACCTATAGATGATGTACTCTTTACAGCTCAAGAAGAAACAGATGGGCTTGGTACAGAAGGTGAAGTTAAGCAATATGGTTTAAAACCACAACACAAAGCTGTAATAAACTCTCAAGCCGGTAGCACTTTACAAGGCACTGACTGGATGGTGGTTAGAGCTGCAGAAGGTGGTACAGCAGTACCAAGCGATATAGCAACGTGGAGAGCTGCAGTGCGTACAAAGTCTAATGACATGTGTACAGCTATTGACGGTGCTGCAGACGTAGATGCTTTAGCAGCTTTATACGAGTACAACGATGCAGAACCACCTGTCAGACCTTTAGGTGAGTTTCCAATCTTAGGAGCATAACATGGAACTATCAGCATATATCATTTGGAACATCTTTATAACGTTAGTCTTAGCCCCTATCTGGTTTCAGATTAGGCAGAACACTTCAGAGCTTAGAAGACAAGATATATTGCTGAACAAAACCCGTGAAGAGGTTGCAAAAGATTATGTAACCAAAGATGAGCTAAGAAACGATATGACCATCATTATGGAAAGAATGGATAAAATCAGTGAAAAGCTTGACAAACTCTTTGAAGTTAAGTAAAATAGGTATATAGGAAATAACTATGTCAAAAAGAAGAAATAGAAAAAGAAGTGGTGGAACAGCTAGACAAGACTATACTAAAGGTGGTAGAGTTGGTTATGCAAAAGGAACTCCGGGTAAAATAGATGTATTTAAAAATCCTCAAGGAGTAAGGAATACGTTATATGAACCAACTAGAGAAGAACTCAGAGGTATTACTTCTAATCCTGTAGATTCTTTTTCAAGTAAAGATAATAGTCCACAAGTTTTAAGAGAAGAGGATAATCGAAATATTAAATTTGATATGAATATTCCCAATACTCCCGGATATAATCCTAACTTACCTACTAAAGTACCTAATGCTCCCGGAGGTCCCGGCTTTGGTGGACCCGGACTTGACATAGAAACTAAACCTGCTACACAGCCAACACCAGCTCCAACTCCTTCACCTGCAATGGGCGATGCAAAAGCTAGAGCAGAACAATTAGTGTCGGGAGACATGACAGGTGTTCCTCAAATAGACGCACCTAAAGAAGTTGAAGTAGGCGATATGGGTGTAGCTAGAGAAGTCGCACCTAGAGAAGCTTTAGTAGCTGAAACTGCTGCAATGCCAACAGCTCCAGAAGCTGTAACCGCAGAAGCTGCACCAGCAGTAGCTGCTCCTGAACCACTCACTGCTGCACAGATGGAAGCAGCACAGATTACAGAAGCTCCTGAAGTTGCTGTAGCTGAAGGTGAAGTAAGACCTGAAGCATTAGCAGAAGCTGCAGAAGTAGAACGTGTAGCTCCTATTGAAGCTGCTGAAGTAGAGATTATTCCCGGTGCACTAACTGAAAGAGTTGTAGGAACTATAAGTCCTAACGCTATGGCAGAAGCTGCTCAAGTAGCAGGTACAACTCTAGCACGTGTTACAAGGGCTAAGAAACAGTTAGCTAACGCTGGTGTTAGTGCTGAAGATATAGCTATATTAGGTAACGACCCTGAAGACCTAGAAGCTAGGTTAATGGATTTAACAGAAGCTGAACGTGGAGTTATTGCTGGTCTACCTGAAGAAGCTTTAGTATCTAATCAGTTAGATAGTTTATTAAGTGGTATTGAAGAAGGTGAGATTCCTACGTGGGCTAGACCTGCTGTAGCTAGTGTAGAAGCTATGTTAGCACAGCGTGGTATGGAAGCTTCAACAGTAGGTAGAGATGCCTTGCTCAATGCTATTATACAATCTGCTGTACCTTTAGCACAAGCTAATGCACAAGCAATACAGCAAAGTGTAGGACAACAGAAAGCTATTGAAGCTCAAGCTGAAATACAAAATGCTCAGTTTAGACAGCAGACAGCACTCGATAACGCTGGTAAAGTTTTTCAAATGGATATGGCTCAGTTTAGTGCTGACCAACAAACAGCATTATCTAACAGTAAGTTCTTACAAACTGTAGGTTTAACTGAAGCAAGTAACAGACAACAAGCTACAATTCAAAATGCTGTACTAATGTCTCAAGCTAACTTAGCTGAAGCAGACTTCTATCAGAAAGCTCAAATAAACAATGCTAATGCTTTCTTACAAACAGATTTAACCAATCTTAATAACGAGCAACAAGCTAATGTATTAAAAGCTCAACAAGCTCAACAAACGTTATTAAGTAATCAAGCAGCTCAAAATGCTGCAAGACAATTCAATGCTGCTAGTGAGAATCAAACTCAGCAGTTTATGTCAAGCTTAGCTACTCAAGTAGAACAGTTTAACGTACAGCAAACTAATGCTATGTCTCAGTTTAATGCACAACAAATTAATGCTAGACAAGCTTTAGAGTTTCAAACAGAAGCTGATTTAAATAAAGCTAATGCTGCAATGGTAAATCAAATTAATCAGTTTAATGAGCAGATAGAATTTGATAGAGATAAGTTTAATACAGCTAACGCACAAGCTATTGAGCAATCTAACTTAGCTTGGAGAAGACAAGTAAATACACTAAACACTGCTGCTGCTAATCAAGTAGCTATGCAAAACTCTCAAAATGCTTTTAACATGTCATCACAAGCACAAGCTTTTTTATGGCAGGAGCTACGAGATCAAGCAGACTTTGATTTCAGAGCTGCTGAAGGAAAAGAAAATAGAGAAACACAGCTTTATGCTACAGCGTTAGCAAATGAAACAAGTACTGCAGAAAATTTCAATTCATCTATTAGTGCAGTTGCTAATTTAATTAAAGCATTTAAAGGTTAGTAGGAGAAATTATGGGACTATTTAGTAAAATAAAAAGAGGCTTCAAAAAGATTGTAAAGAAAGTTGGAAGAGGAATCAAAAAAGTAGCGAAAGGTATTGGTAAAGTCTTAGGTAAGATTGCTAAACCGTTTCAAAAACTTGGTATCCTTGGACAAATTGCTTTAAGCTTTATAATGCCTTGGGCAGTTGGTGGTCTAATGAAAGGCATGGGATATCTTGCTTCTAGTTCTTTTGGAACTTTTGCAAGTGGGTTAGCTGGTAAATCAAATTTATTTCTTAAAGCTGCAGGTAAACTTGCACAGGGTATTAACTTTGGAGCTGCTTCTATAAACAAAGCTTATACGTTTATTAGTGATGGTATTTCCACTGGACTTGATTGGGTTGGGCAACAAGGAGCTAAACTTAAAAAAGGTATTACCAACAAGTTTGATGCTGCAAAAGAATGGGTAACCGGTACTCCTACTTATGATGATGAGATAGGTAAAGAACTTTTTGCAGGAGATGATATTTTTGCAGACGTAAGACAGGATGTTGTCAATATAGGAGAACAGTCTGCTCAAACTATTAAATCAAAAGGATTAGATACGACTAAAGATTTAGTTGAAACAATCACAACTCCTAAAGTTTCTGATAACTTATTAATGACTCAAGGAGACAGACTTCTTAAAGCTGGAACAGTAGCAGCTTCTAAAGTATTTACATTAGATACAGCTAAAAGTGAAATAATCAAAGCTGCAGATGCACAACCGCAAACTACTACATCAAGTGAAGAAGGACCAACTGTAGCTTACTTAGAAGTTACACCTGAAAAAGTGACACGAGATATTGATTTCTCTGTAAAATCTCAAGGTGGACAATATATGAGTCCGTTAGATTCTTTACAAATTATGGAAAACATTAGGTACGTTTAAATGATGGAACAAAAACAATACGATCAAGAAGGTCTAGAATTTCTAGGTCAAATGCAAAGACCTATTCCGGGACAAAGTTTAACTAACAGTCCTGATAGTCCTTATCCTTGGGAACAGCCACCTGAGTTTACAGAAATACAACCAGCTATTGAATCTCTTTATGTTAGTTTAACAGAAGATGATGCCTATGAAGCTATTGTAGATTTAATTGATGCAGATAATACCATTGCTGATGCAGCCCAAGTTGTATTGTATGCAGGTTTTGAAGAAGGCTTATGGAATCCTGATCTAATGACACTGCTTATCGAGCCAACCATGTATTTAATTATGGGCTTGGTTGAACGAGCAGGAAGATTAGAATACAAAATAGATAGAGAACCTGAGGTAGAAGACGAAGAAGATAAGCTACAACAGGTTACAGCTATGGAACAACTTCTTAGTAAAGCTGCAGTACAGGCTGAAGAAGATAAAGTTAGTGGTGTACAAAAAGGTGTACTACCTAAAGAGATTGAAACAAAATTAAAAGAGATTAAAGTGCCTGAAAGTTTATTGGCACCTGATAACACAGAGGAAGTATAATGGCAATTAAAGCATTAGGAGAATCTTTACTATCTTCAGCTAAGAAGAAAGCTAAACGTGGACAGAAGCTTGGACAACTAGCAGGTCTTGCTATGGTTGGTATGAGTATAGCTAATTCTAATATACGTAAAAAAGCTATGCAACGAGCTAATGAGTGGAACAATAGTTTTACTCCGATTAAAAAAGCAGCAGATGGATTTTTTAGTAATATGGGAAAGTTTACAAAAATACATGACGATGTGATAGAAAAAGGGGGAGATTACGGTTGGGAACAAGGATATGTTGAACGAGAGCTTGAAACTTTAAGAAACAATTTAGATTTAAAAGGACAACAAGTTAATGATAAAGAACTTTTACTATTAGCTAATGAACGAGCTGCTCCGTTAATTAAAAATCATCAAGCAGAATTAGAATTTTATACTCCTTACATGAACACTACAAGTGAAGAATTTAAAACTCAATTAGGTTTAATAGCTTCTAAAGGTGAAAAAATTATTAAAGATGATAACTTATCTAAAGTTTTAGGGAGAAAATATTTTAATAGTGAAAAAGGTACAACAACAGCCCATAAAATTAGGCTAAGTGCTAACAACGATGTTACTCTAGATGTGCCTACAGAAATATTAAACTCGATAGATTTAGAAATGTTGACAATGCTAGACAATATTGAAACGAAAACAATGAAACTAGAAGAGTTTAAACAACTTCAAAAAGAAGCAATAAAATTAAATACAATAGATGGTAGTGATAAAATTCAAGCTATTTATGATAGAGTAATACTTCCTAAAACTCCTAAAAAATTAGTTTTAGATGAAGGATTAGAAAAAGCTTTTAGTCAAATTACTGCAGGTCCTAAAACAGGTGTAGAAGGATATGAACAATTACAAAACAGCATGATACGTGAAATCCAAGTAACCGATAAAAAAGGAAGTATTTTAGCTAGTCCTTCTTTATTACAGATAAAAACAGACTTAGAGAAAACATTAAATAATGAAGAAATAAAAGACCCTTCTAAGTTTCAAATAAACGATTGGGCTTTACTTACACAAGCAGCTCAACAACAAGCTCAATTAGAATTATTAAAAGCCGAGAGAACAGGACAAATAATTACTCCGGCATTTAAAAGGCAACTGGCTGCAAATGCTATATATGACGTTACTAAAAAAGGATTGTCTGTAAAAATTACTGGTGGAGCTTGGTTTGATTGGAAGCTAAAACAAACAGATTATATATACAATAAAACTACTCCGACTTTAACTCCTGTTGATGTTGAAGGACAAGAAAAAGGACAAACAGAAGTACCTGTTCCTGTAATTACAATGAGAAATAGAATTACTGAGTATCAAAATAATCCTATAGGTATGCCTAAAACAATGATTTTAGATTTAAAACAAATGGCAGAAGAGTTTCCGGAATACAAAGATGAGTTCTTACTATATGTGCCTGAAGAGGATGATATGACACGTGTAGATGGCACTAAAAAATCAGATACAGGTTTTAAAGGTCCTATTAAAAATAACGTAGATAACTCTACAATGACTGAAGTATCTATTGGAGTTATGATTGATGGAAAAGAAACTTTAGTTCCAGCAATTAATGAACTCACAACAGATGACCAAATAGAAACTTTACAAAACTTAAAAATAGGAGTAGACCCTATACCTGAAGACATACAAATAACTGCTAAAGAAGCAGCGATTAAGCGTATGGAAGAAGGTAAAAGTCCTTTCCTAGAAGAACAAGAAAACAAAACTGATAGTCAGGATGTCGAAGACAAGCCAAGTCTATTGTCTCCAGATATTTCAGATACAGATATGATTAGAAAAGCTTTACAAGAGTATTCTAAAGATGCTGTAACCTTAAATCAGTTTAGAAAATCTCAGCTAGTTAAAAATTTAGAAAACGCTGCAGATAGAATTAAAGAAAACAGACCTGTTATAGGATTATTAAGTACTGGATTTAATGATTATATTAAAGAAAACTACGATGCTAACTCTTTAAATAAACTATCTAAAACAGATAAAATAAAAGCAATCGAAGAATATATCAACATTTTACAATCTTAGGAAACTAAATGTTACAAGATGAGTACGTAAGTATTTTTGATTCTACTGAATATAAAGATTATGTTGCAGCAAGAGATGCTGAAATACCTGAAGAAACAGAAGAAGAAAAAAGACGTAGATTAGAACGAGAAAGACTGGCTGCTATTCAAGCAGAACAACCAGTTGCTTTACCACAACCTCAAGAAATTATTGAAGAGAAGCCTCCTGTTGTGGAAGAAGAAGTTGTAGATGATAGTTATGTAAGTATTTTTGAAACTCCTGAATATTTAGAATATGCTAAAGCTCAAAAGATTGAGAGACCTCTAGAAGAGTTAGGAGACGATATAGCTTTTGCTCGTAAAGTAAATTACGGTATGGCTCAAGAACCTACTGCTGTAGGAAGTGCTTATCGTTTAATTAAAGCGGGTGTTCAAGCAGCTCTTGACCCTGATGAAGATTATAAAGAAGCAAGAGAACGAATTGAAAACGAAAGACAAGAAAGAATTTTAGAAGAGTTTCCTGAGTTTAGAGGTAAACAAGAAGATGCAGGAGTTCTTTTAGGTAGAGGCTCAATGGCTTTAATTGACCCTGTAACTTTTTTAATACCTTGGACTAAGATTGCAAAAGCTGGTAAAATTGCTAGTATTAGTTCAGGTGCTGGTGTAGCTGCTGCTGATTTATCTTTACGTGAAGAAGCTTTGTATGGTAAGATACAACCAGAAACTGTTTTGCTTGGGCTGGGATTAGGTGCTGCAGGTGCTACAGTTGGTGAGGTTGTAATGGCTTATGCTAAACGAGGAGTAAATGAGACTGTCGAAGTAGTTTCTGAAACAGGTAAAAAAGTTAAAAAGAAAGTAGAAATACCTCCTTCTAAAGAACAGCCTCCTATAAATAAAAAAGATATACCAGCAGTTCAGAAAGCTGAAGCAGCTACAGCAGAAGCTGCAGAAGAAACAATAGAAAGTCAAGGTATTTTATATGCTAGGCTAAGAGAGATTGCAGCTAAAAGAGAAGCAATAAAAGAAAAAGTTAAAAAAATAAAAGAAGGTAAGCCTCTTACTCCATCACAAATTGACAAAGCTTCTAAAGATACAAAAACTTTTAAAACTGCACCGACAGTTAGATTAAATAGACAGTTAAAAAAGTTAGAGAAAGAAGAAGGTTTATTAATTAAAGAAATACAAAGAATTACTGGAGAACAAGTTCCTGAAAATATACTAGATATATTAACTAAAGGGATGGTAGCAGGTTTTAAAGAGAATGTTTTAACTGACGGGATGGCTAGAGCTTTAGTTCAGGAAGCAGTTAGACCTTTGTTTGGTGGTGTTATTGGGGCAGGTATAGGAGCATCTTTTACTGATAAGAACGATACTAACTCTACAATGGCTACAATGGCTGCTATGGGATTTTTAGCAGGTGCGTTTCAGCGTAAGATTCAAACTTCTCCTTATAAACTTATTGCAAAACCTATAAAAGATGCAGCAGGAAAAGAAATAGATATTATGTATAGACGTAGTATTTATACTTATTTAAAAAGTTTGACAGCCGGTTCCCACGTACAAGAGTTAATGGCTTTTTCAAAACCAGTCGTTAATTATGCTGCTAGAATGTTTAAAATGCAAGGTGGTGGAGTTGCTGTGGGTAAATCTACTAAAGGTTTATCTGTAGAAGAAGAAGCACTTAGGCAGGCTGCTGCTTGGCGAGGCGAACTCATTGACATGATTAGTGAAGTAGACACTGAAGTAATGATACTTGCTGGTAAAATTGTTAATGAACGTGGGTTAAATAAAAGTGTAAAAACTAGATTCTTAAAGCCAGAAGATTTAAAAAGTTCAAGATTAAAAGAAGCTAAAGAATTAGCTGTAAAAGTAGAGGATTATACTTTAAGATTTAAAGAATACGCAAAATCTGCAGGATTAGATTTTACTGACGAAGCACGTTACGGTTTAACACAAATGTTAAATGATAAAGTAATTAGTCAGATGCCTCAAACTAGTGTTAGAACTAGTTTAGCTACTGCATTTATTGTTCAAAGTAAAAATGAAGTAGCGAGAGGAGTTAGAAAAAAAGTTATTACCGAAAAACAAGCTTTTAAAATAGCAGATAATTATTTATTAGCAAGTAAAACACCTCGATCTAATTCAATATGGGCAAAAGAAGGTGACGGGTGGCGAGGTAATGATGTGGGAGAGTTTGTAGGAAGAAGAGCTTCAGACGAAGACTTTGTATTAACTGCAGCTAGACATTTTAATAAAGAAAGAACATTGTATGACCAAGAAGCAAGAGCATTAGTTTCTGATTTATTTGAACAAAATCCTTTATTAACTTTAAAACAGCTAACAGAAAACACTGTACCTGTTGCAGAGTTTTCTAGAGTGTTTGGTGCTAGAGGAGAAGGTATTAAAACTTTATTTAAAGATATTGATAATGAAATGTTAAGACTTGCTCGTAAGCAAACTAACAAACGTTTTGTAGATTCTGAAGAATTATATGAACTTATGCCGGGATTTGCTCATCGTGCATCGGCAGAAAAACAAAAGATTAAAGATTCACTAGAGGCTTATTTTAAAGTATATGGTGCAGCTTCATTACCAGCAACTGAAGCAGGAAGGGCAACAGCAGTATTATTACAATCAGTTTTAGCTACAACAAGACTTACAAAAGTAGCGATACCAAGTATGGGAGACTGGATGCAGACTATTACTAATAGTGGATATAAAGCTGCATGGAAATCTGCTATTAATCAGATTAAACAAACAGGTAAGGGTGCAGAAACACTAGCTTTAAGAGGCGGTGTAAAACAAATTGATGGTAAAGATGTTACATTTCTAGATAAGTTTTTAGGTAACAATAGATATGATAACATTATTGAAAGAGAACTACAAGATGTGTTTTTAATAGGCTCTGGACCGGCTGCGTTAGTTCAAAAACGAGCAGCAGATTTTACTAGGAAATTTTTTGAAGTAGTTCAGCTTGGTAGAATAACAAGGATTGCTCGTGGGTTTGCTTTTGATGCAGGACTTCATAGAGCCATGGATATATCTAGAAAAATTGGGAAAGGAAAAAAAGTTTCTAATGCTTTACAAAAAGAATTAGATACGTTAGGTTTAAACGTAGACAATATGCTTTATTTAAGTAAGTTTAAAAACGTTGATGATGCTTTTGCAGATGCAACAGGTAAACAATACTTAACCAAAGCCGGTATAAAATCTGCAGATAGAGATGCCATCATTCCTACCGTTGGTAATAGAAGATTATTTTCTCAAAGTAAGAATCCTTATGTTAAATTCTTAGGAAGTTTCTTATCGTGGGCACAAGCTAAAACTTCTCAAACTAATGCAATTGTAGCACGTATGGAGCAAGGAGATGCAGCATTAGCAATGCGTATAGCTGCTGCTTTACCATTATATTACTCTATTATGTCAGCTCAAATAGCATTATCAAGTAATCAAGAATATAAAAAAGAAAGAAGCGAAGAAGAGTGGTGGAAAAAGTTTGGAGAAACGTTATCTTTCTCAGGTTTAAACACTGTGTGGGTAGATAAAGTACGAAATACCGTGAAGTTTTCTGGATATGGAACTAATGTTCCTGAGCAAATCGCCCCTGTTTTGGGTCTTATAGACGATTTAGCTCAGATACCTTTAAGCATGACTGATGAAAGAAGCACCATTGAACAAGCTGCTAAACTTGTACCTTTTGGTAAAGACATATATAGTGGTATAGAACAAACTTTAGAACCTTCACAAGAAGCACTAATAGAATTTTCAAAAGGAGGACTAGTCGGTGAAGAAACTATTGAAGGTCCTCAAGTACCTTTTACACAGGATAACGCTGCTGATAGAATCAACCCCATCACAGGATTACCCTACAATCAACCCCTTATTAAGTACCAATAGTATGAACATAGAACAATGTAAGGTTGAAATCAAACGACACGAGGGCGAAGTCCTAGAGATTTATATGGATAGTTTAGGCTATAAGACTCTAGGAGTTGGTCATCTATGTCAACCTAATGACCCTGAATATGATTGGGAAGTTGGTACACCTGTATCTCAAGAGGTTGTAGATAGATACTACACCATAGACTTTGATAGACACTATGCAGAAGCTATACATGTGTTTGGTGATAAAGAAGAATTTTATAAACTACCTGAAAAGATACAGCATGTGTTAGTCAACATGTGTTTTAACTTAGGTGGTACAAGGCTTTCAAAGTTTCGTAACATGTTGAAAGCTTGTAGAGAACACGACTGGGATAAAATGGCTGAAGAGATGCAGGACAGTCGATGGTTTACTCAAGTAGGTAGACGTAGCATTGAGCTACAACAAATTGTATTAGATCAATAATGTTATTATACACAGAGAAACAATTAGATAAAGCTTACAGAATAGATTGTAAAGCTCGTACTCTGTGTAACGAAGAGTGGGTAACACGTGAAGACTTTAGACCACTTTATGAAGACCTTATAGAGTCTTATATGGTTGCATACAGTGAAGATTATATACTAGGTGATGATGTTCCTGAGTATTTATTAGATTCTATAAACGATTTACTTGAATCAACATTGACACTAGGAGATTAAAATGAAAAAACTAAAAGGTATATTAGGTACTCTAGCCCCAACTCTTGGTGCTGCACTTGGTGGTCCAATAGGAGGACAAGCAGGTCAAATACTAAGTAGTGTTTTAGGTGTAAAAAACAACCCTAAGTCTCTTGAACAGGCTATGAATAATTTAACAGCCGAGCAAATGGCTGAACTTAAAATAGCTGAGAACGATTTTAAAGTTCAAATGAAAGAGCTAGAGGTTGACGTATTTGAATTAGAGGTGAACGATAAACAAGATGCTAGACAAAAGTTTAGTAAAGATTGGACACCAAAAATATTAGGAACAATTACTTTAACAGGCTTTTTTAGTTATATATTTTTAGTAACCCTACAACCACCTGACAGTACTTCAGATACTATAGTATCTTTAGTGTTAGGATATTTAGGAGGGTTGGCAAGTGCTGTGATAAGTTTTTACTTTGGTGCTTCTAATACTCCGGATAAAGATGAGTAGTGAAAGAGTTTATAAGTGCCATAGAAACTATAGGTATTCCGGCTGCTGCTGCAATTGGTCTAGGTTATTTAGTATGGACACTCTTTAAAAGTTTAATTGCAGACATCCATAAAAAACTAGATACGCAACACACGATGATTGTTTCCTTGATTGATAGAATCAGGCAAATGGATAATGATATGATACGTATCGACACCTTAGTTCGTACTGCATTAAAACTACCACCAGACGTTGCTAGGATAGCTCGGGCTGATGGTAAGAAAGATGTAAGAAAAGATTAGAGTTATTTCAAAACGTTTAACTCTCTTTGAAAAAAGTTATGTAAGTCTCCCATCTTTATCTTACCATTACGTAGAATAGTTTTTATAACATCTCTTTCATCTGGTGGAAATATTTCATCCACCATATCCTCCGGTAACATACTAAACTCTGTAACGATTTCATTGTTACGTGTAAGAAGCACTTTAAAACTTACTAAGTTCGCTTCACTTTTATTAACCATTATCACTCTCCAAGTTTGCAAAGGTTATCTTATCCTGTCTACCCCTTAGTCCTGCCTTCATATAAGAAGTTGCACGACCTTCAAAGAAGTTCTGATGTTCAACACCCATCACTTCATCCAACCAACCTAGAGGATTCTCACGTTGGTCATAGTTTGTTTTAAGACCAAGCTGTAACAATCTTCTATCAGCTATGTATCTATTGTAAGCATACATATCTTTCTTTGTAAGACCTTCAAGGTCTCCCATGTCAAACACTAGGTCTAAGAACTTATCTTCTAGTGTTACCATTTGTCTACAAATCTCGTAGAGTTCTGCTTTAAAATCATCTGTCCAGATATCTAAGTTCTCTTGGATAAATTCTCTAAAGAGTTTAGTCATAGCTTCAACGTGCATAGACTCATCCCGTATAGAGTAAGTAACTATCTGTCCCATACCTTTCATCTTGCCGAACCTTGGAAAGTTTAACAAGATTGCAAAGCTACTAAACAATTGTAGTCCTTCTGTAAAAGCTGAATAGACTGCTAAAGTTTTTGCAATACTTTTCTTGTCAGACTTAGTTGTCTTAATCTTATGTACGTACTCGTGTTTATCTGCCATCTCTTCGTACTCTGAAAAAGCTTTGTATTCTATCTCAGGCATACCAACTGTATCAAGGAGTAAGCTGTAAGCATGTTGATGAATAGATTCCATGTTAGCAAAAGAACCCATCATCATTCTAGCTTCAGGCTTTCTAAAGATACGCATGTATCTATCAACGTAACCTGCACCAACATCTACATCAGATTGAGTAAACAATCTAAAGATTTGTGTTAATAGATTCTTTTCTTTTGAATCTAACTCTTGCCAATCTTTTACATCGGTGTGTAAAGGTACTGACTCCGGCATCCAGTGCATTTGGTTTTGTAAGACATAGTAGTCAAACATCCAAGGGTTATCGAATGGTTTGTAATAATCTCTTGTGTCTAATAAGCTCATCTGTTCTCCTCGTTAAATCTCTTAACTAAATATTTAAAATTTTCAATTACATATCCTGCGTAATCTTTTGTTTTTGCGAATGGATTATTATTTTCATCACAATAATCTAACCACATCCTACTTGTAAAGCCTGAAAACTTTTGGCTAAACACCTTGTCAAATTCTGATTGTTTCATATTAATCTTTTGGTAAATAAACTATAACAGCCGAGTTACATTTAGGGCAACTTAAATTAGTTTCCATAATGTACTCATCGTTCTCATCTTCTATGTCGTGATCTCCACCCCATATTAATTGTGTTCCACAGTGCCAACAATCCATATCAACCCTCACAAGCTATACACTCAGCATCATCTAGTTTAATACGCTGAACTTTAACGTTTACATTTTCTGCATTTCTAGCAGCATTAGTTCTAAAGTAATACAAAGACTTTAGTTTGTTCATGCCATACCAGTGTACATCATTAACGTACTGCATGTATTCATCATGTACTTCCTGTGGCTCTGTAGCTTTAGGAAGTGTAAAGAAAAGATTAACGGATTGTGCTTGACAAATAAACTCTTGACGTTTAGATGCATGTTCTATAATCCATATCTGATCTATTTCATTAGCAGTTTTAAATACTTCTTTTTCTTCATCAGTTAATATATCAAGATGTTGTACTGAACCTTCGTTACCTGCAATGTCTTTCCACAATGCAGTCAACTCATTTTTCTTTAGTCCTTTGTCTTGTAATACCTCTTCTAGGTATTTGTTCTTAACTTGGAACGAACCACTTAGAGTCTTGTGCGTATAAACGTTAGCACGATATGGCTCAATCGAAGGAGAAGTACCACCACATATGATACTAGAACTAGCGTTAGGAGCAACAGCGAGTAGATTAGCGTTCCTCCTGCCACTACCACTGACATCAGGAGCTTCCCCCCTTTCATCTGCAAGTCTTTCAGAAGCTTTGGTTGCATGTGTCTTAACATGTTTAAACGCTTTATGATTGAAACCCGTAGCGAAGATACCTTCAAAAGGAATGTTGCGTGATTGGAGATACGAATGGAAGCCCATCGCACCGAGACCCAATGACCTTTCTCTATAAGCTGAGTAGGCAGATTTAGTAAACCCTTCTTTACCTTCTTTAATATGTTTTTGAAACCTTTTAAAGTTTGCATTGTACTCTCCTAAGTTATCTGTGTCAACAGCGTTATCAATATAATGTTGAAGAACGTTGTCAAGCATGGTTATTAAATCATCTATGAACACTGGATTCTCTGACCATTCATCATAGTATTCTAAGTTTACAGAAGATAAACAACACACTGCTGTTCTCTCTTCGTTAGTAGGTAAAGTAATCTCAGAACAAAGATTGCTCTGTTTAATTTCTAATCCTAAATCTTTCTGTTCTTTTGGTAAAGCTTCGTTACATGTATCTATGTTGACCATGTAAGGCTCACCAGTCTCTGCTCTAGCGTTGATGATCTGCCACCATAAGTCTCTAGCATTTACAATCTTAGTAGGCTCGTTAGTCTTAGGGTCTATCAATCTAAAGTCTGCATCTTCTTCAACAGCTTTTAAAAACTCATTGGTAATGTTGATACCGTTATGAAGATTAAGATTCTTACGATTGATATCCCCACCGGATTCTTTACGCATGTTAATAAACTCTTCAATCTCTGGATGAGATATGTCCATGTATGCAGCATAAGAACCACGTCTTGTTGTGCCTTGATTAAAGGCTAACATCTGTGAATCAACTACATGGATAAAAGGAATTGAACCAGTAGACTTACTACCGTGAGTAGTAGAAATACCGTTACTCCTAATGTTTCCCCAATATCCACCAATACCTCCACCTGAAGATGCCAACCAAATATTCTCGTCATAATGATCTGATAAACCACTGCGACTATCAGGTACATAATTGAGGAAACAGCTAATAGGAAGACCACGACTTGTTCCCCCGTTACTAAGTATAGGAGTGCTAAACATGAACCAACAAGAGGAACTGTAGTGATAAAGCCTTTGAGCCAATTCAAAATCCGTGTGACCTTTGTAGGTTGCCCCGAAGACCGAGGCACGGGCAAACGCTTCTTGTGCATGTGTTTCATTCTCCCATAAGTATCTGTCTTTTAATGTATCAAGACTAAACTTATCTAATAGTTTTTCATTACTGTAATTAATTTTAATACCTAAGTATTCCTTTATTCCTACTTTATCTTCTACCATTATGAGTTCTCTGTGTCGTGAATGTTAAGCATTATTATACCATAGTGTAAGATTTTTAGCAAGTCTTTTCTGTTCTTTCCTTCTTTATTTCCATAACGTTTAGCATACTTCATAATGTTTCCGATACAGAAACCTTCGCCATGACCAGAGTCAATGATAATATCTGTTGCTTGATACTTATCAGAAGCATAGTGTTCTCCGTAAGTATTGTCAATATATTCTTTAAGTTCAATTATATGTCTTCTTTCGTTAAATTTATACTCCATCATTTCTCCAGTCATCGGGTAAAGTCTCTTCACTAAACCATCTAAAGTTATTTGTTTCAGCCCATTCAGCATGGGTACGTTTTGTTCCATCCTTCCTTACCTTTGCTCCCGGCATAGGAGAGAAAGGATTTTGAAATAAAAAGACTAGCTCCATGTTAGCAGGTAGTGCTTCTCTTATCCACAGATACTTACTGTATTCAGCGTGGTCCCAAAACCTACCCTTTGCTTCTAACAATATAGTTTTATCTTCTATTGTTTTGGCAAAGTCTACTTCGTAATCTTTCTTGATGATATACTTAATAGACTCATAGTGATGTTTCCAGTCTTGTAATATAGTTTCATGTAAGGTAACTTCCCACATGCT